CTACACTCTTTCCCTACACGACGCTCTTCCGATCTGCGGCTGGGCTCTGATGAACAAAACTACCGGCCATTATGTAGTGTTCAAAAATTGAAAGGAGAGTGCGATATGGCACAGGATACCGCATTGCAGGTCATCGAACTTCAGCAGTTGCCTATCATTGTCGAGCGGCTTCACAGCGTAAAGGCAGACATTGAGCGGCGCACTGCCGAAGCCACTTCGATGATCTGCACCGAAGAAACCTATAAGAGCGTCAAGGATGTCCGCGCCCAGCTCAACAAGGAATTCAAGGAGTACGAAGCCCAGCGCACGGCCATCAAGAGCAAAATCCTTGAACCCTACAATGCCTTTGAGCAGATCTACCGGGAGTGCGTGACGGAACCGTTCCAGCAGGCAGATGCCGAGTTGAAGCAGAAAATCACGGATGTGACCTCTGGAATTGTGGCTCAGAAAACGGAATCGCTCATGGACTACTACGGCGAGCTGGTGGAAGTCGCTGATATTGATTGGCTGGATGATTTGGCCTACCGCCCGAAAGTCAACATGAGTGACAGCCTGACCGCTTTGAAAAAGCAGGCAAAGGCATTCGTGGACGGCATTGTGGCCGATGTGGCCGCAATCGAGGGCATGGACAACGCCGCCGAGATCATGGTGGAGTACCGAAGCAATCTGGACTTGCCCACCGCCATCAAGACTGTGGCTGACCGGCACAAGGCGCTGGAGGAACAGCGGCGGCGGGAAGAAGAGCGCCGCGCCCGGCAGGCAGAGCGGGAAGCCGCTGCCGAAAAAACTCGCGCCGCAGTTGTAGCGGCTTCGGCGGTTGACCTGCCCGCCCCGGTGCAGGATCCGTCCGAATTGCCGGAAACCGGCACTCAGCCGGAACCGCAGCCTGAACTTCAGCCCATCCCGGCGGCTGAGCCTATCCTGATGACCCGCTTCTATGCAAAAGGCACCAAGGCGCAGCTGATTGGTTTGAAGAATTATCTGGAAAAGGAAGGTATTGAATATGGCAACTTATAATCAGATGCAGGTACAGCAGAAACCCAAGTTCTCCGTGGCAATCACCACCAAGGGCTACCAGTCCTTGATCTCCAACACTCTGCGCGACCCTGCCCGCGCCCGCCGCTTTACGGCCAGCATCACCTCGGCGGTGGCCGTCAACCCCGCCCTGCAGGAATGCGATGCCGGCACGATTCTTGCCGGTGCCCTGCTGGGCGAAAGCCTGAACCTCAGCCCGTCCCCTCAGCTGGGGCAGTACTACCTTGTGCCTTTCAAGCAGAAAGCCAAGTATGACCGCAGCGGCAGGATGATTCGCCCGGAGAGCGTCACGGCTACCTTTGTTTTGGGCTATAAGGGCTATATCCAGCTGGCCCTGCGCAGCGGCCAGTACAGGGAACTTGACGTGATGGAGATCAAAGAGGGTGAGTACCTCGGCAAAGACTCCACGACCGGCAAGGCCAAGTTCCAGTTCATTGAGGACGACGATCAGCGGGATGCACTGCCCACGGTAGGCTATATGGCCTACTTCGAGTACCTCAACGGCTTCCGCAAGGCGCTGTATTGGTCGAAAGAGAAGATGATGACCCACGCTGATACTTATTCCAAGGCTTTCAGCCGCAAGAGCTATGAAGACCTGATGGCGGGCAAAGTCCCGGAGAGCGAGATGTGGAAGTACTCCTCGTTCTGGTACAAAAACTTTGATGACATGGCAAAGAAGACCCTGCTTCGTCAGCTTATTTCCCGCTGGGGTGTTATGAGCATCGAAATGACGAAAGCCATGGAGAGCGACGATGCCGTGGCAACGGTGGCCGACAACAACGAGATCGTCACTGAGCCGGAACCGATGCCCAACGCATCCGAACAGCCGGAACTGCATACCGGGAAGCCTGAGGTGGGCGATGGGCAGGCATTGCCCCATGTGGACATTGCTCAGAGCGAACCCACGACCGCCGAGCCGGTGGTTGACCTCAGCTCGTTATGATCGACTACAACATCATCGCAACTGGCAGTAAAGGCAATGCGGTGGTGATTGACCAAAAAATCCTGATTGACTGCGGCGTTTCGTTCAAGGCGCTGTCGAAAGTATACCGGGCGTTGAAGTTGGTTCTGCTCACTCACATTCATGGTGACCACTTCCAGCCGACAACGCTCCGGCTTTTAGCGGAAAAACGCCCCACACTCCGCTTTGCGTGCTGTGCATGGCTGTGCAAGCCGCTGGTGGATGCAGGGGTGCCGGTCTCGCAGATTGATGTTCTGGAGCCGGGGCACATGTACGGATACGGCATCTGTAATGTCAGGCCCGATATGGTCAAGCACAATGTTCCGAACTGCGGGTGGAAAGTCTGGCTCCAGTCAGGAAAGCTGTTTTACTGCACAGACATGAACAATTTGAACGGCATCACGGCTCCAAACTATGACCTGTACATGGTGGAAGCCAACTACGATGACGCAGAAATCCAAGCCAAAATTGCTGAGAAAAAGCTGAACGGTGAGTACATTTACGAGCTTGGAGTGCTGCACAACCACATGAGCCTTGCCAAGATCAATGACTGGTTATACGCCAACATGGGGCCGAACAGCGCCTATATCTATATGCACTGCCATCAGGACAAGGAGGATGTCACATGACCGGGCGGCTGGTAGACATGGCTTTTACCCTCGGCGGGAAACAACGGGTCACGCTGGAAATCAACGGCGACTTCCGGGAAATCTGGGACAAGCTCCATCAGGAGCCGGTTCTGGATGTGGAAATCAAAAAGCACAGGGAAAAGCGCAGCCTGTCAGCAAATGCGTATTTCCACGTCTTGTGCAACAAGATTTCTGCGGAGACCGGCGAGAGCGAGGATGCAGTAAAGCGGCGGCTCGTGGTTTCGTATGGAGCGCTTGCCCGCGACAAGGACGGCAAGCCTGTTGGCCTGAAACTCCCGCCGACCGTAGATCCCAGCGACTTTTACCCCTATGTCCGGCTCTATGAAACCCGGCAGGAAAACGGAAAAGACTACTCCTGCTATTTTGTCTACAAGGAAAGCCACAAGATGGATTCAAAGGAATTTGCCCGTCTTGTGGACGGCGCAATCGAAGAAGCCAAGGAACTGGGCATCCAGACGGATACCCCGGAACAGCTGGCTCGGTACAAAGAAGAATGGTCAAAATGACCGGAAAGGAAAAATTATGAGTATGTATGACGCAAGACCGGAAGTTATTGCAATTCCGGTGGATGAGTACAAGGAACTGCTGGCAGCAAACACGGAGCTGAAAATCATCTATCACAAGTTGGAAAGCTGCGCGATTCCCTCGGAAAAGTACACATTTCACGAGTTCGTTCAGAACATGCATGATGCGTTGCATTCGGTGGAATTGGACGCTGAAGCTCCTGCCCCTGTCATTCCGGGCATGGTTGAACCTTTGGCGGCGATGCACGCGCAAGGAGCGGAGAGGTTGACCGATGCTGAACAGCTGTGATTTTCAGGGGCGGTTTGCCGCTGATCCTGAGCTGCGGACCACCCAGACGGGAAAGCAGGTGGCAAGTTTCCGCATGGCGGTTGACCGGGATATGGTGGATGCCAACGGTCATCGTCCTACGGACTGGCTCACCTTTACCGCATGGGGCAAGACGGCGGAGTTCGTCAGCAGGTATTTCCGCAAGGGGAGCGCCGCTGTGGTTCATTCCCGCTGCCAGACGCGGCGGTATGAGGATAAGAACGGAAACAACCGCACGGCGATTGAGTTCGTGGTGGACAACATCTATTTTGCGGGGCCGAAGCAGGACAACCAGCAGGGGACCGTGGATGATGGCGGGACGAACCCGCCACCGGCCGCCTATCGGAATCAGCAGCCGCAGCCCCAGCAGATGGGCTTTGCCACCCAGAGCCAGCGCCAACAGTGGCAGGGAGCCGACGATCATCCTGGCAATGTTCAGGTCAGCCAGAGCTTTTCTCAGGGCAGCGACGATGATTTCTCGGTTCTGGACGATGCCGATGATCTGCCGTTCTAAGGGGGTTCGTTGATGGCAACTGGTAAACGGTACTACTGGATAAAACTCAAGGATTCGTTTATGAATTCCGAGGTGGTCGATTTCCTGATGAGCCAGCCCAACGGTGCCAACTACGTTGTCCTTTATCAAATGCTCTGTCTCAAAACCATCAATACGGGCGGTCGCCTTACATGCCAGATAGGCGATGTCATCATACCGTTCGATATGGGAAAGATTCAGCGTGACTGCAAGTGGTTCTCGCTGGACACCATCCGCATTGCGCTGGGGCTTTATAAACAACTCGGACTTATCTATGAGGAACAGGACGGAACGCTAGTTCTTGTCAACCACGCTGAAATGGTCGGCAGTGAAACCGATTATGCTGAAAAGAACCGCAGAATGCGCAGTAATGCAGCAAACAAGCGGTTACAGGCTGGACAATATAGCGGACACGAAAGTGGACACAATGTGTCCGCTGATTGTGGGGAAAATGTCCCCATAGATATAAGAGATATAGAGAATAGAGATAAAGACGATGGTACGGCGGCTGTCGATGCTGGCCTGTCTGAGATTATCCGCTCTTTCGAGGACAACATTGGCAGCTTCCCCCCGGCGGCGAGTGATGCCCTGATGGGCTGGCGGGAAATCTTCACGGATGACCTCATCCTGCTGGCTATCAAAAAGGCTGCACTGGCCGGGATTCGCAAGTGGAACTACGTCAACGGCATCCTGAAAGCATGGAAAAATGAGGGCGTGAAAACCATTGGCGATGTGCAGTCCCGTGATGAGCGGCGCAATCCCCCGGCGGGTCAACAGCAAAAGCCCTCCGCCAAGGATGATTATGATGCAATTTTCGGAGGTTTAGGATGACAGTTGAATGTTTGAAGAATGCGCTGGCACTGATTGAAAACTACTTCGGCCGGCCGCTTTCTACCGATGAGCGCACGGCGCGGTCGCAGATTTACGCCGCCGCGCTCAAAGACATCCCGGATGATGTGGCCGCGGCGGCTTTGACAAAAGCGCTGACGGTGTGCCGGTATCAGAACCAGCTGTTGGTTGACTGGTGCGCAGAAATCCGCAAGTTGCAGAGCGCCGGTCAGCCTACAGCAAACGACCTGTGGACGCAGGCCATCGTTGCCGCCCGGAAGATTGAGCGGAACCAGTACTATGCCACCCACGGCGGACTGGTGACGGCCACCGGGAAGCTGACCGCAGAGGACTTCCGGGCAGAGAACAGGAGCATCTTCGGTGCCTTGCCTGCCGCTGTGCGGGAATGGGCTGGCTCCCCGGCGGGGCTGGTGGATGCCCTTGACCGCTCCAATGCGGATCTCTTGCAGTACGTCAAGCCCGGTTTTGTCAAGGCAGTGGATGCTGCCAAGGATGCGGATCGGATGCCCCCGGCACTGCCCAGCGGGGCAAAAGCTCAGATTGGAGGTTGAAATGCAGCTTCGTTCTATTGTGTCGCTGGCCTGTGCAGTCAGCCTTTTTACCGGCAGCGCTCTTGCCAGCGCGGTCTATGCCCGCCGGGTGGATGAACTCACCATGGAGAGGGACATTTACGCCAGCCGGGAAGAAAACTGGATGAACAAGGCCGTGGAGCGCAAGGAAACCATTGAGCAGTTGCAGACCGAGGTTGAGCAGCTCACGGACACCATTGCCGCAGATCAGAGCATTGCCCTTACATACGCAGGGGAGTTTCATTGCACAGCCTACTGCTCCGAGGAATACCCGCATATCTGCGGGGAGGGGCAGGGCATCACTTCCAGCGGCGCAAAGGTTCAGCCGGGCGTGACGGTGGCCGCAGACACCAGCATCTTTCCCTATGGCACAGTCATTCTGATTGAGGGCGTAGGGATGAGAGTGGTACAGGATACCGGCTCGCTCATCAAGGAAAATGCCTTAGATGTGGCCGTAGGCACCCATGCGGAAGCGATTGCGTGGTCTGGCTGGGGTTCTCACAAGGTCTGGATTGTGACAGGGGGTGAGACGGATGCCGCTGAATGAGTACGGTGAAAAGCTGGATTCCAACGGTTATGCGCCCAGCATCCTGCATGATAAGCCGGTCTGCCTGATCTGCGGGCGGTATGGTACAGCACGGCATGAGGTGTACTTCGGGAGTGCCTACCGGGCAAAGAGCAAGCGTCTGGGCCTGTGGGTGACGCTTTGCCCGTGGTGCCATCAGAACGGCCCGACCGCCATCCACAACAACCGTGATGCTGATCTCCGGCTGAAGCGCTGGGCGCAGAAAAAGGCTATGGAACAGATCGGAAGAGCGTCGTGTAGGGAAAGAGT